CTCGCTTGCTGACAGCTGATATCTCTTATACAGATGCTGGTCGGCCACTTTCCACGTGTCTTTCGTCTGGCTGCTAACCTTCTGACGGAACATGTCGTGCACTATTCTCTCGCTGCGTTGGTCAACGTCTTTTCCGGCTGCATTCTTCATGTTATCAATGAAGGTGCATTGGAGAAGTGGGTAAGCGCCGTTGAGTAGCGCTCGTTGGAATCTCATAGCACGAGGTTCGAGATCCCCCCTGCCAGGTAGATCCCCCTGGCATGCCCCACTTAGACGCAGCAACACTCCTAGATTCAAAACAGGATAGAAGCACTGCTCGTCGTCACTCCACACTGGCGAATGCTTGAGAAATTGTATCTCAGCAAAATCACTTAGCGGTTCAGTGCCTGTGATGATATACCCAGCCGATGCCGCTGCTCGCGTCATCCCTCCGGGGGTGTAATCTTCGCCGTCAACAATAGAGAACCCAATGTCCTCATTTGCCAAATTGTTGAGAATGGTGGTGATAGTGACACCGGAATACAACGAGGGGTCTTCAGGTTCAAGCAATACTGTATCCTTGGCGTTGTACAACGAACGAATCTTCAACGGTGACTTACACTGAGCGACCAATAATGCGCCAATCCACTGAACCGACTCAGGTAGTAGACCGACGAATTTATCAAACTGAGCTCGCGTGTGTGATGCATCACATGACGATATATCAAGGTTATAGTACTGTACCTTTCCGTTGACCCACACGGAGAAACAAGCGTCATCTGAGAAGTAAAGGTAATAAAACCTCCCAGGGGGACTGTGCAACAGTGCAAAGTGCCTCTTCAGCTCGTCTCGATCAGGCGTCTTGCAAAAGGCAAGGTGCCCACCTTTATAATTGAGCACTTCGGTGGCCTGCGCATTTTTGAAGTACTCGGCCAGGCGATAGCCGAGGAGTGATGCCTGCACCCCAAGGTCGTTTATCAAGCGTGGCTTCTTCCCCTTCTTAGCATACTCACGCGTCTTCAACTTGCCGACGACGTGGGCTAAGGCTCGCACTCGGCCTTTCAACCAGGTGCCACGGGAATAGGCGTCGCAACTCTCTTTTAGATCATTCCAGGCTTTCTCTCGCAACAGCTTCTTTTCATGCGGGTCAAGATAATGCTCCTCAATTTCACTCCATAGATCTTTGTGTTCTTCAAAGTATGGATGATACAGCAACTTGATCCACATGTAGTCCCGCTGTGCCACGAAGTTGAGCTGGTTCCGTATCAGCTCTTCATGAAGCCCTGGAATCTCTGGTTTACGTTTCCCTGTTAACCGGCGCAGGGCGTACGAGAGATTACGATTGGACTGTTTATATACTATTGCACTATGTGCAAAACCGCCAAAGACAGTCCGATAAAAGCGGTCTTGCGTATCCTGTGGTCCCGGAAACAGGAGATCTCCATTGGGTGCGAAGTGCTGCCGGCCTTTCAACACCCGAAATTTGCCATTGTTGGCGAACACCTCATTTAAACGGCATTGGACCGTACCGACCCGATATGGGCCCCTATACCCGATATGTCCGGGTGTTGAGCCCTGAGTGTGAAAGGCACGACAGGTTTTGTTGCAATTGACACTGAACGCACCCTGAGTAGCTCGAGCGCCATGCACATCTGAGCATACCGACACAATGTTGTGGTGGCAATCCATTGGTTCTCAGCAAAAAAATGGTCAAAAACGGGCATGCGTCGTGCGCGGGACTGTGCAGCGGCGAGAAATGATTGGAGGAATTTCGGTTTTCCCTTACTGTCGAGAATTTCCAACGCCACCTGCAACCTGTCCGAGACCTCAACCGCAGGTTTGAATAATTCCTCAAGCATGTCCGGGTAAATGGGGACAACTCGATACGTGTCAAAATACTGTGCAATAACAGTTTGTTCAACACTATTGGTGATCTCCCAGAATGTTGTTTTGACATCACTTTCGCGAAAAGCCCACCCCCAAGAGACCTTCGATGTGGCTGCCAGGACCTCGACTTCTGCTTGCTTGAAATCGTGGCCCACAGGTGCCGTCTTTTTGCGCTTAGCAAAAGGGACCAAGTACATTCCATAGTACTTAAGTGCATCGCCCATGCTGAGCCAACGCTCGATGGCGTCACTACAGTAGACTATGGCCAACCCTTGCGGCAACTTGATATATTCGGGTTTCTTGAGTTCGACTGCGGGCGGCCGCCGCACAACGGAAGTCTTCTTCTCCCACTCAAGGTACGCAGGGTTAGGCTTGACAGTGGTAAAAGTTGAACGGAGAATAGTACCGACCGTCTTTGTCTCTTTGTTCTCACGGGGTGGGGGATCACAATAATGTTCAACGTGGTGTACAGTGTGGCCGTATGTCACATCCGCGGGGTGTTCGACATGATCTTCCCAACCGTCATCTTTGTACAAATGATTTTCAATCCGGCATTTCTCATCACTGCACAAGAACGCATCATCTTGGTTGGTGACGGTGGCAAGATACGCATGATGTTCTTCTCTAACATCGTATTTGTTGTCGTCGTCGGGTGGTGGTGGTACGTTGTCACAATACACCGAACCGCAGTAATGCCCTGTTTCGCACCATTGACCCCCGCAAGATCTAAGGGAGGGGGCACTCACAGACTCACTCTGCGGAACCAAAGGCAAGCCTCCTTCCTCGTCACTATCGGATTCAACTGCGGCCATGTTCGCCAACAATTTCTCTGCATCGCTCTGCACCGAGTTTGGAACCACGACTGCGTCAAGTTTAATTCCAAATCCGGTGCCATTTCCGTCAGCAAATTGCACATGATGCGCCTCGTCGGCTTCAACCCCGAGCACTGTTCGGGTGACTGTCTTTCCACTAGTCAGTTCTTTCTCAATCTTAACGTCGTCGACACACACTTCAGTCACATTGTGGAAATGAAGCTCATCAGGACAACTCTCGAGTCGTTGTGTGCACAAGAAATAAGCTGCTTTCCGCGGCGCCCGTCCGTTCTCGTTGCGCTTGGCCTCACCAAGACGCTGGGCGGCTGGATGAAGGTCATGACGTACCTTGTGGAAATGACTGCTAATCACGCATCTACGCTGGGCCGGACAAGCACTCATCATGGGGAGGTCACAATCCCCCTTGACAGTTCCCTGCGGGCCGTTGAGCCGTTCACACTTAACAACACCAGGGCGACGCTTGCTCCAAATCCCC